TGTTAAAAGAAAACGGATACGCTATATACAAGAAAGTAGAAAAAGAAGTAGTATGAAAATACTAAACCTATATGCTTGTTTAGGTGGTAATAGATATAAGTGGGATGAGGTAACAGATGTTGAGGTTACTGCTGTAGAATGGGATGAAGAACTTGCAAGACTATACCAAGAAAGATTCCCAAACGATAAAGTAATAGTAGCAGATGCACACCAGTATTTATTAGACCACTACAAAGAATTTGATTTTATCTGGAGTAGTCCACCTTGCCCTACACATTCAAGAGCAAGATATTGGTCAATAGGTGCAAATGGTAAAAGTCCAATATACCCTGATATGAAACTTTATCAAGAAATATTATTACTAAATTATCACTTTAAGGGTAAGTATGTAGTGGAGAATGTTATACCCTATTACCAGCCTTTACTAAACCCCAAAAAAAGAGGTAGGCACTTATATTGGACTAATTTTAATTTGCCAAGTGATTTAGGAGATAGAAGATTTGCAATATCTTCTGCTAAAAACGAAGTAGATGGGTTATGTAAATTCCACGACTACAACTTTAGGCAATACAAAGGGAAGCAGCCTATGAACAAAATAGCAAGGAACTTAGTAGATTATGAAGCTGGCAAAACAATACTTGAAACAGCGATAGGAGTAATAAGAAAGACAAACGTAGAACAAACAGAATTATTTTAATATGAAATTAGAAGCAATAAGAGAAACAATACTAACACTAAACAACATAGACATCTTTGAACAAACAAGACGTAGAGAAGTTGTAGAGATGAGGTGCGTTGCTAATAAATATATGAGCAAAGTTAAAAAGATGAGATTAACAGAAATAGTAAGAGATTACAAAAGGTGTGGATTTGAAACACATCACGCTACTATATTATACTCACTAAAGAACTATAAGCAAAACAGCTACTACAATTTAGACCTAGAAAAAATGTACAAAACATTATTAGGAGATAACAAACTTTATGTGTTAGAAAAGATACCAAAAGCTACTGATGATCAGATACAACAGATAGAAGAAATATTAATGAACTAAAAAAAAATAATTTTGTTTATATATTAGTGAATTGATTAATCAATCTTTTTTCAATCTTTATAACTATGGATAAGAGAGCAAATAATGGAGGTGCAAGACAAGGTGCTGGTAGAAAGACAAAACAACAAGAGCATAAACTTATAGAAAGGTTAGATGCAATAATAGACAAAGACGAAGCATTATCTAAATTAGGTGAGTTAGTAGCTAAAGGAGATATGAGAGCTGTACAACTATATTTAAGTTACAGGTATGGTAAACCAAAAGAAAGCGTAGACATAAACTCTAGCGAGGGCTTAAACATCAATTTTAGAGATTTAATAAAATTCGTTGATTGAGATACACAAGAAATATAAACCTATACTTAGTGAAGATAGTAGGTACTTTATAGTTAGTGGGGGTAGAGGTAGTGGTAAGTCTTTTACTATCAATGCCCTTTTAGTTATGCTTACATATGAAGCTGGACACACAATCCTATTCACAAGATATACATTAACCTCAGCATACATATCAATTATACCAGAGTTTATAGACAAGCTAGAACTCTTTAACTGCGTACACGATTTCCACATAACCAAAGACGAGATACTAAACAAAAAGACAGGTAGCAAGATAATCTTTAGAGGTATTAAAACATCAAGTGGCGACCAGACTGCAAACCTTAAATCTCTGCAAGGTATTACTACTTGGGTAGTAGATGAGGCTGAGGAACTAACAGACGAGCAGAAGTTTGACACTATAGACTTATCGGTAAGACAACAAGGTAAACAAAACAGAGTTATACTTATACTAAACCCCACTACTAAAGAACACTTTATATACACAAGATTCTTTGAAGATAGAGGCGTACAAGAGGGTAGCAATAAAACAAAAGAAAACACTACCTACATACACACCACATACCTAGACAACATAGACAACTTATCTAAAAGCTATATAGACCAAATAGCACAGATGAGAGAAAGACGACCAGAGAAATACAAACAACAAATGATGGGTGCCTGGATGTCTAAAGCTGAGGGTGTTATATTTAGTAACTGGAGTATAGGCGAGTTTAAAAGAAGTAGTGTAAGTGTGTGGGGTCAAGATTACGGATTTGCTGCTGATCCATCTACATTAGTTGAGGTAAACATAGACAAAGCCAATAAGACAATATATTTAAAAGAGTGCTTTTACTTACCAAGACTAACCACATCACAAATAGCAGAGTTAAATCAGAAACACGCAAGAGATGGCTTGATAGTAGCTGATAGTGCAGAGCCAAGACTAATAACAGAACTTAAAAGACATTGTAACGTAAAACCAAGTATAAAAGGACAAGGTAGTGTTACATACGGAATAAGCCTACTACAAGACTATGACTTAGTGGTAAGTCCAGGCAGTACAAACCTCATCAAAGAACTAAACAACTATAGATGGTTAGAACGTAAATCAAATACACCAATAGACAAATACAATCACTTGATAGATGCAGTTAGATACGCTGTAGGCTATCAGTTACAAAACCCAAATAGAGGCAAGTATATTGTTCACTAAAATAATTTAAAAACGTTTATATATTAGTATGAAAGTTAATCTAAGAATACCAACAACTTTGAACGATGTAACTCTAAAACAATATCAAGAGTTTGCAAAGTTAGAAAGCAATTTAGACAAAACTAATGATGCTGCGATACAACTAAAGATAGTAGAGATATTTTGTAACGTTCCAGAGATAGTAGTAAGGAATATGAAAGCTACAGATATAGCTGAGGTTTGCGAAATAATAAATACTATGTTTGATGCACAACATCAATTGATAAGTAGGTTTAAACACAATGGTGTAGAGTATGGCTTTATACCAGAGTTAGACGATATGAGCTTTGGAGAGTATATGGACTTAGATACATTCATAGGCGATAATGATAATTTACATAGAGCAGTAAACGTATTGTTCAGACCAATAGAATATAAAAGAGGTCATAGATACAAGATAAAAGATTATAACCCAGACACAAGCGAAGAAGCCAAAGATTTTCCATTAGATGTAGTATTAGGTGCTATTGTTTTTTTTTACAATTTAGGCAAGGACTTATCGATGGTTATGCTGAACTCTTTGGACAAGAAGAACGAGAAGGCTTTAGCACAGCATCTTCTTTCACAGCAAAGTGGGGATGGTTTAACGCACTCTTTGGAATCGCTCAAGGAGATATTACAAGATTTGAAAATATCACTAAACTAAACGTACATCAATGCTTAACGTATTTAGAATACACAAAAGAGAAAAACGACATAGAAGCAGCAAGAATTAAAAACAAATTTAAATGAGCCAAACAGGGATAAGAGGATTTTACCAATTAACAGAAACAATTAAAACACAACTATTAAGTGATGTTAATGTAAACACAGTAACAACAGGAGATATATTTGACATAGACTTATCTAAGCAAAGCATATTTCCTTTATGTCATATTATCATAAACAACATTACTACACAAGAACAAGTATTGTTATTTAACATAACTGTTATGGCTATGGATATTGTAGACGAAAGCAAGACAGAAACAACAGATATATTTGTAGGTAACAATAATGAACAAGATGTACTCAACACACAACTAGCAGTATTAAATAAACTGCAAATGGTATTACGCAGAGGTACATTATATAGTGATAAGTTTCAGTTAGAGGGCGACCCATCACTAGAGCCTTTTTATGAAAGGTTTGATAATCGCCTAGCTGGGTATGCTGCAACTATGGACATAGTAATTCATAACGATATTGACATATGTTAGCAGATAAGTTTTTAAGAGATGAGTTAAATAAGTTTGCTAAGTATGTTATACAACAATCACGAAGCAATCTATCTAAAGGCAAAAAGAACGTATCTAAGGAACTATACAATAGTTTAGGTTATAATATTAGTCAAAGTGGCACAAAGATGTCCTTAGGCTTTGATATGGTTGATTATGGTAAGTTTCAAGACAGAGGTGTTAGTGGTACAGAAAAGAAATATGACACACCTTATAAATACACAAACAAGATGCCACCAGCTAAGGCATTTGACAAATGGACTGTTAGAAAAGGAATAGCACCAAGAGGCAAAGGTGGTAAGTTTGAAAAGAGAAAGGGATTGAATTATGCAATAGCTAAATCAATATATAAAAAAGGAATAAGACCAAGTATGTTTTTTACAAAGCCTTTTGCTGCTGCATTTAAGAGATTGCCAGATGAATTAGTAGAAGCATACTCAATAGGAATAGAAAAACAGATACAAGTAAACATAAGCAAATGAGCAAGATAAACGCAAGAAGTCCATACTACATAACAGTAACTACAGCTAATTTAACAAGCTGTAAGTTAGAGTTGTTTATATATACAGGAACTCAAACAACTAACAGACCAACAACAGCTACATATACACTACAATCATTTGCAGTAGAAAACAGATGTACTTTTGAAATAGCAGAGCTAGTAAGAGATTACTTTACTAATACGTTTGCTGGTAGTTATTCAAGTGAGATACAATGGGTGGATTACAGAACTACTAACACGATACAAAATACAGTAGGCTCTGCAAGTAGCTTTACACAACTAAAAGGATTTTATGGCTATGGCTTTTTTGAAGATGGTGTAAACCCAACTAACAATCAAGGACTATTACAGTCTAACACTACTATAGTTAAGTTAGATGATGCACCAGCTACAATAGCTGTAGATACATCATTAGTAACGCAAGTAACATACGAACTAAACGGAACACAAGTACATACACAAGCCATAGCCTCAACCACAAATAGTGCTACACAAATAAAATACGTTACAAGTGGTATAAATGGTGCTGATGAGTTTGAGGATAGAGTAATACAAAGTGGAGGTATATTTGAGGGTAGCGATTGTCTTACTGAGTTTTCTAAAGAATATACATTATTTGACTTTGACACAATATATGTAGATACTACAAGTGGTGTTACTAAGCTAACAGTAAAGAGTGAAAGTGAGTGTAAGTTTACACCATACAAAGTAACCTTTATAAATAAGTTTGGTAGCTTACAAGATATATGGTTTTTTAAACGTACTAATGAAACACTAACAACTAAAACAGAAAAGTTTAAGCGTAACATAATCAGTAGTGCATCTTATAACATAAGCAACCACCAAGATAAAACACTTACAAAGAATGGTAAAGAGAAACTAACACTTAACACAGGATATTATCCAGAGGCTTATAATGATGTATTTAAAGAAATGCAACTAAGTGAGGATTGTTGGATAGAGATAAACTCACAGACATTACCAATACAAGTAACAAGTAGCTCTTTAGCTTACAAGACACAACTAAACGACAAGATTATAAATTACACAATAGAAGTTGAATTTGCTTTTGACACTATAAACAACATACGTTAATGCAGATAATAGAGCTATACATAAGAGATGGTATTAGATACTATGGTAATGCTACATCTACCTCAGCTAACAACCTAGTAGATGCTAATGCAAGTTTTACAGGTACAGTTGAAGTAGGTTATATTGTTTTTAACGAAGTTGATGGCACATCTGCTAAAGTTACAGCAGTCACAAATGCAACTACCTTAGCTTTATCAGACGACATATTTACAGTTAATGAGAGTTACACTATTAAAAGCGATTTTAAAAGATTAGATTTATTTGAAGATGAAAGTGTAACTATTACAGACAGTATAAAAAACGTAAAAGATGTAGCTAAGATATTTACTCCTTTTTCACAACAGTTTAATGTACCAGCTTCTAAGCATAACTCTAAGATATTTAGACACTATCAAGATAGTGATATATTAGATAGCTTTGATGCAAGATACAAAGCAGATGCACTTATAAAACTAAACGGAAGCGATTATAAGAAAGGCAAAATAAGATTAAGTAGTGTTAGCTTGAAAGATAATAAACCACACGCATATAAGGTTATATTTTTTGGAGAAACTGTAGACTTAAAAGACTTACTAGGCGAAACTATGCTAAGTGGTCTAAACTATGATAGCTCTTTAAACTTTGCTTATAGCCACGCTGTAGTATTACCAATGTTTGAAAACTTAGGAGATGTGTGTTTTCCCTTAATTACACACACTAAGAATATGCGATATAATACTAATTCTTATAAGTCTATAACACCTACTCCTAATGAGTTTTTAAATTATAAAGATTTAAAACCAGCTATAAAAGTAAGAAAGATTATAGATGCTATAGAAACTACATATCCAGAGATAGATTTTACAGGAGAGTTTTTAAATACAGAAGATTTTAGTAATCTTTATATGTGGATGCACAGGGAGAAAGGTTTTATGAGTAATGCTGACGAGGGTGGAGGTGTTACAATATTAGAAAACATATTTAATTTACCTACAGATACTGGATTAACTTTAATTAGTGGCTCAGAAGCAAGACCTTTAGAGGGGGATTCTCCAGATTTGGTTTTTGGTGGAGGTGCTTCAGCTGCACTTACTATAAACATAACGACCTCGTCAACTAGTGATGAATTTGATTTTAGAGTAGAACACGCATTATACCCAAGTATTGTTTATGTTGATACAACAGGTAATACAGGTAGCACTACATATACTTTTGTAGCAAACTTTGGTTTTTATGGTGTTGTGAATGCTAGGTTATTACTTACATCAACTAATACTTTTAATATTACTAGTTATGAAATACAAGCAAGAAAAGGTGGTTCATTGTTAGCTACATATCAAAGTGACGTTTTATCAGTTGCTAATACAGTTGTTATTGGCAGACATATGCCTAAAATGAAAGTAATAGACTTCTTGACTAATATATTTAAGATGTTTAATTTAGTAGCCTATAAAGAAGATGACAAAATAAGAGTTTTACCTTTAAATGATTATTATTTAGAGGGCTTAACATATGACATTACTAAATATGTAGATACAAGTAAAAACTCCATAAGTAAAGTATTACAATACAAAAACATAGATTTTAATTTTCCTAGCAAAGAAAGTTTTTTAGTAAAAAAATCAGACGAGTTACAAGGAGCTAATTTTGCTGGAGAAAGTTATACACCAGACCCAAACTTTCAAGCTGATGGTACAGATTACAAGATAGAGCCTGTATTTGAAAAAATGCTTTATGAAAGATTGTCTGACGAAAGTCCTAGTAGTGGTGCATTAACTACTATTTGTCAAGGTGCTATGTTAGATAAAGACTTTAATGCTACAATAGGTAAACCATTATTATTATACATAACTAATCAAACATCTAGTACTTCTTTTACTTTTGCAAACGCTGATGGTGGTTCTCCAGCAACTATTACTGAATACAACAGACCTAGTCAAGTAAGAGTATCAAGTGGTGCTGTATCAACCTCGTCTGCTGCTTTGAATTTTGGAATAGAAAGAGATGAGTTTTTTCTTGAACCAAAAGGAACTAATCTATTAGAAAAATACTATTTAGATTATGTACAAGGGGTGTTTAACAGACAGGCACGAATAAACAAAGTAGATGCTTTCTTACCATTACATATTATTTTAAAATACCAATTAAATGACAAGTTTGTAATAGGTAATAAGACTTATAGAATAAATAGTATAAAGACTAATCTACTAACAAACAAAAGTTCTTTAGAATTGTATAGCTTATCACAATCAACAATAAGTATTGAAAACAGTCAATCTGCAAGTTTACCAAGATTAGCAAGTTTAAGTGTTTCGGCTAAAAGCACAGACTTTGTTACTTTAGGTTGGACAGCATTAGCAGACCCTGTAGCTAACAATATTACAGGATATGATTTATATGTAGATGATGTATTTTCTGTAACTCTAGCAAATACAGATACAGCTAAGAAAGTAACAGGATTAACAAGTGGTATTACTTATAAGTTTGCAATAAGAACAAGGTACACAATAGGAGGAGTTGTATCATTTTCTAATGACACAATAAGATACGAAACAACAGACTAATGATAAAGCTAATATTAGATAATTTAAAACACGCAAACGGAGAAACAGAAAACATCCGTATAGCACAAGGTAAACATAAACTACCCTTGACAATAAGAGAGGGATATAAAGCACTAAAACAAGAGATACAATGGCGATAGAAAAAACAATATTAATAGATGTAGATAGTAAAGACGCACAAAAAAGTATAAACTCATTAGATACTGGTCTTAGTGGACTTGATAAAAGTGCTGATAAAGGTGCTAAAGGTATTGGTGGAGTATCTAAGGCTTTTAAAGGTTTAGGTGTTGCTATAAAGGCTGCTGGTATTGGTTTAGTCATTGGTGCTTTAGCAAAACTATCAGAGATATTTATGCAAAATCAAAAAGTTGCTAATGCTTTTAATACAGCATTTGAAGCAGTTAGTATTGCTTTTAATGACTTTGTAAATTTTGTTGTTGATAATGGTGGTGCTGTTGTAGACTTTTTTAAAGCAATATTTGAAAACCCATTAGACACAGTTAAAGCATTAGGCGAAAGTATTAAGGCTAATATAGTAGAAAGATTTGAGAGTTTTCTTGATACTTTAGGATTTTTAGCAAGTGCAGTTAAAAAAGTATTTAGTGGAGATTTTAAAGGTGCATTAGAAGATGTCAAAGCTGCTGGTAAAGAAAGTATTGACGTTTTTACAGGCATAAACAATACAGTAGACAGAACAACAGAGTTTGTAGAAAAAACTGCTAATGCTGTTAAGAATTATGCAATAGAAACATTCAAAGCTGCTGAGGCGAATGTAGAATTAAATAGAACTGCTGAAAAAGGAATAGCACAAAACAGATTATTGTTAGAGCAATTTGATAGACAAGCAGAATTACAACGACAAATAAGAGATGATGAGAGTAAAACAATAGAGGATAGAATTAAAGCAAATCAAAAACTTGGAGAAATATTAGATGAACAAGAAAAGTTAATGAGAGCTAATGCACAAGCAGTTGTAGATGCTGCACAAGCACAATTTGATAAACTTGAAAATGACAAGAATGAAATAGCTTTACTTGAAGCTAAAGCAGAAAAAGAGGGTGTACTTGCACAGATAACAGGTTTGAGGTCTGAACAATTAGTAAATACAAATGCTTTAGAAAGAGAAAAAGCAGATATAATACAAGAGAATTTAGATAAAGAGAAAGAGGCAGCAGAAGCACAAATTGCTCTAAGTAAAGCGGTAAAAGATGCAAGGATAAAAGATGCAGAAACCGTAAGTGGTGCTATTGGACAATTAGCATCTATAGCTGGAGAGGGTACTGCTGCTAGTAAAGCTCTTGGTGTGGCTTCCGCTACAATAGATACTTATGTAGGTGCAAATAAAGCCATAGCACAAGGTGGTATAGCTGGTGTAGCGGCAGCTATTGCTATTATTGCAACTGGTTTAACAAATGTTAAAACTATTTTGAGTACAAAAGTGCCAAAGCCAACAATAGGTGGCGTGTCTACTGGTGGTGGTGGAGAAGCTACTCCAGCCTTACCAGCACCTCCACAATTTAATATTGTTGGTGCAAGTGATACAAACCAATTAGCAGATGCTATAGGAGGACAGACACAACAACCTGTACAAGCCTTTGTAGTAGCTAATGACGTTACAACAGCACAGAGCTTAGAAAATAACATAGTAGAGGGTGCGACATTATAAATACAAAATAAATTAAAAACTATTATATATTAATATGCGAATAGTAGAACTAATATTAGACGAAGAACAAGAAATAGGGATAGAAGCTATAAGTGTAGTAGAAAACCCAGCAATAGAAGAAGATTTTATTGCTCTTAAATCACAAGAGTTTAAACTTGCAGAGGTAGATAATGAAAAGCGTATTTTAATGGGTGCGTTGCTTATACCAAATAAGCCTATATACAGACGTAACGGAGAAGATGAGTACTATATATATTTCTCAAAAGATACTGTCTTAAAAGCCTCACAAATGTACTTAATGCAAGGCAAACAAAACAACTCAACCTTAGAACACCAGTATCAGTTAAACGGACTTAGTTTAGTAGAATCTTGGATAGTAGAAGATAAGGTACACGATAAAAGTGTAAAATATGGTATGGATTTACCAGTTGGTACTTGGGTAGGTGCTGTAAAAGTAAACAATGAGCAAATATGGCAAGAGTTTGTAAAAACAGGAAAAGTAAAAGGGTTTAGCATAGAGGGTTACTTCGCTGATAAAATGGAACGACCTAAAGAGGCAATTAAGGATTTTAGTAGTGATAAACTACTACAAGACTTAGATCAACAAGAAGCAGAGTATTTATTAGCTCAAGTAAAGGCTATTATTAAAAATGATAAAAGATATAATACTGGTAAAAAGACAACTTTAGAAAGTTATTCTGATTATCCAAGTGGTGTTAAAAATAATGCAAAGAGAGGCTTAGAGCTAAACGAAAAAGTTAATAACAAGTGTGCGACACAAGTAGGAAAAGTAAGAGCACAACAATTAGCACAAGGTAAAGCAATCAGTAAAGAAACAATAAAGCGTATGTACTCTTATTTGTCAAGAGCAGAGGAATACTACGATGAGGGAGATACTAAGGCTTGTGGCACTATTTCGTATTTACTATGGGGTGGTAAAGCTGGTAAGCGTTGGGCAGAGAGCAAACTAAAAGAATTAGGAGAAATAGAGTTAGCCTCTATGGTAATTAATCAAGATTTTGCAATTATAGACGACAGACTTGCTTACTCAACACAGGAAAAAGCCGAAGAAATGGCTAATAATATTGGTTGTAAAGGTTTTCATACTCACGAATTTGAGGGCAAGACTTGGTATATGCCTTGCGAAACTCATATTAAGGAAGATATGTATGGTAAGTGCCCTAAAGGTTATAAAAAAAAAGATGGTAAATGTGTAAGAATGGCTGAGGTAGGTGAAAGGGGTGGAATAAAAAAAAGTCCAAAAGCACCAAAGAGCGATACACCAAACCCAAACCCAAAGGGTAAAGGAACAGCTAAAGGGGATGCCTCAACAAGTAGAGGAGCTAAAGTTTCTAAAGCTGATGAAGCTACTTTAAAAAAGAAGTCTGATGATTTTAATGAAAGATACAAAGAAAAACTTGGTTATGGTGTAAGCGTAGGAATGTTAAAATCTGTATTTCAAAGAGGTTTAGGAGCTTTCAACGTTTCACATAGTCCTCGTATAAAATCAGCTTCGGCTTGGGCGTTTGCAAGAGTAAATGCTTTTTTATATTTAGTTAAAAATGGCAGACCTCAAAATGCAAAGTATAAAACTGATAATGACCTTTTACCTAAAGGACACCCAAAAAGCGACAAAAAATAATGCTAAAGAAAATTAAAAGATTTATAACACCAAGTAAAACAAGTCCTAGAGGTAAACGTAGAGGTTGTTTATGTGAGGATAATACTTACAACGTTAAATGCTGTGATGGTAGCCTTAGAGCGCAAGGTATAGGAAAAACAACATAATAAAAATGCAAAATTAATTTTTAACACTTATATATTAATATGAATACAAATGATATGATTAGTAAAATCAAAGAAGTTCTAAACTTATCCGAAGAAGTTAAGTTAGAAAAACAGACGTTAGAAAACGGAACTGTCCTTGAGGCAGAAGCGTTTGAATCTGGTAAAGAAATCTTTATCGTAACAGAAGATGAAAAGGTAGCTGTACCAGTAGGTAAATACGAAATGGAAGATGGTCGTATGTTAGTAGTAGAAGAAGAGGGAGTTATTGCTGAAATTAAATCTAAAGAAAAAGAGGAAGTAGAAGCAAAAGACGAAGAAGAAGAAATGTATGCTACTAAAAGAGAACTAGCTGAGGTAAAAGAAATGATTGAAGAAATCAAAGCTATGTTAGAGCCTAAGGAAGAAATGAGTGCTGATGATTTAGGAAACCTAATGACTGAGGAACTAGCTAAACACGAAAAAACAGAGTTAAGCGAAGTGCCAGAGGAAGTACAAGAGGAACTTAATAAACCAGCTGCTGAGCCAATTATGGCAAATCCAGAGGCTAATACAAAAAATAATGATGGCTATAAATTTGGTAAAAACAGAAAGCCAAGTATAGCTGATAGAGTAATGAAAAGAATAATTAATATTAATAACTAAAAATAAAACAAATGAGTGTAACAATTACTAGTTCGTACAGTGGAGAATTTGCCGGCAAATATATAGCTGCAAGTTTATTAGCTGCGAAAACAATAGATGATGGTGCTATTACAGTATTACCAAATATCAAATACAAGGCTGCTATGAAAGTAGGAGCTTTCTCAAACTTAATTAAAGGAGCAAGTTGTGATTTCGATACATCTACTTCAAGTTTGGCTTTAACAGAAAAGGTACTTACTCCAAAAGAGTTACAAGTAAACCTTGACATTTGCAAGAAAACACTTCACTCTGACTGGGAAGCTGCTCAAATGGGATATTCTGCATTTGATAACTTACCTCCACTATTTAGTGATTTCGTAATTTCAAGAGTTGCTGCTGAGGTTGCTTCTAGTACTGAAACTTCAATTTGGGATGGTGCTAGTGGTGCTGACAACTTTGACGGATTCAGAGCATTAGCTTTAGCTGATGGTACTGTAAATGATGTAACAGGAACTACTGTAACATCTGCAAATGTTGTTACTGAGCTTGGAAAAATCGTTGATGCTATTCCAAGTGGAGTATATGGAGCTGAGGATTTGAAAATATATATATCTCAAAATATGTTTAAGGCTTACGTAAGAGCTTTAGGTGGATTTGCTGCCACTAACTCTGGTGTAGATGCTCAATCGCATATGTGGTATCAAGGAGGGTCAGTATCTTTTGATGGTGTTGATTTATACCCAACAAGTGGTTTAAGAGATAACTGTGCAATGGCTGCAAGACAATCTAACTTATTCTTTGGAACAGGTCTATTAGATGACAGAAACGAAGTAAGAGTTATTGATATGGCTGAGAATGACGGAAGTATGAATGTACGTATCGTTATGCGATATACTGCTGGTGTACAAATCGGTGTTGGTGCTGACGTAGTTCTTTACGATTAATAAAAACAATTAACTAACATAAAGAGGGTGGGCAAAACTGCCTACCCTTTTTTA